AGGAGTTTACTATGTCAGTATATGCATTAGTCTTTCTATCAAGCATTATTTACTTTGCTTTTAGCTATGCTTTATACAAATTGTGGTACTGCCCTGATGAATGGGAGTTTACTAAGTTCGAAACATTTAGTATCTGGAACCTATTCTTTAGTGGTTGTGTTTGCTGTCTTTGTGGAATTATTTTAATCTGGAGTCTATAAAATGTCACCATTTCGAATTAGACTATTACGAGAGCTTGAAAAAGAATTTACAGAATATGTAATGCAACAAGCTTTACGTAAATTATTTAAAAGGAATTAAAAATGTCGCTAGGTAAACTTAATTATGATTCGTTACAAGAAGAGTTCTGTATTCTTTATCATCAATTATATGGTAAGTTACCTGATAAAAGTACAAGATTCAGTAAACCAAACCTAATCAAAAAGATTTGGAGTCTTAAACGTAGTATCAAAGTAATAGATGAAAACAGTAGTTATTATTTAAACAACTAGGAGTTAAAAATGAGAGCAATTTCAGCATACAAGTGGAATCAAATGGAGTATGTTGTACCAAACATCCAGAACTTTCCAGGATTGTCAATAGATGAAACAAATTCAAAAATCACTTACAGATACCATAATAGTATTCTTTTAGAAATTACTAAAGAAACAGACTATAGTAGTGAACTACAGTATTACGTTACAGGTTATGATAATACTTTAGCTCAAGAACTTGGATTAACTATTCTTAAGGTAGGTACTACTGGTCATGATATCTTAGAAGCTTTGTACTACAAGTGTACTACAATTGACTTTAGTAAATTCACTTCTTCTCCAGAGAACTTCTTTAAGTTTCAAGAAAAATTACGCTTACGTTTAAACAAACAATATGTTACTGGTAACACTAAATTTACAGAGCAGTTAATTAATATTTGGGTTACTCAAATTGAACAAAGTAATAATATAACAAGACCTACACGTGCTTCAACGTTACAAGAAATTTATAATTACACTACATTAATGCGAGGATATATTGGTGACGCATTTTTATATGCATACAGAGTTTGTTTCTGTATTAAGAATCTAACTTGGTATCCTTCACATGTAACTAAACAAATTAAAACACGTGGTTCAGTTTACTATTATGTTCGTAAAGATACTACATCATTAATAGATGAGTTTGGATTAGAAAATAGTACCAGTGGCTGTTATTATAATCCATTAACAGAAGTTATTTATAACAACAATATTTATTTACAAACAGATCTTACTTTAATTAATTGTCCCACGTGTGGTACACAAGTATTAGCTCATCAAATTGATGATGACACTTGCCCTAACTGTCAAGAAACACTAGGTAAGATCCATAACTATACAACTCGTGTACCTTCTCTACTTAAGTTCAAAGCTACAAAGGTTAAACCTAGTACATTATACTTAGGTGCTGAGTTAGAATATGAGTCACGTGGTCGTGATCAGAAAACCAAAGATGCTATCTTTACTAACAAAGTTCTTAAAGATCATGCTATCCTTAAGTCTGATGGTAGTATTAACAACGGATTCGAAATCGTTACATGTCCTGCTACGCTAGACATTCACTTAGTAGAATTCAAAAAATTCTTTGCTGAGTTCAAAGACAAAACTACACTGCATAAAGACAACAACACTGGTATGCATATTCATATTAGTCGTTCACCATTGTCTATGCTTACAGTAGGTAAGATGACTGCATTCTTAAACAATGATGCTAACAAAAAGTTTATTGAGCAAATTGCTGGTCGGTCACTCAATCATTATTGTCGTATTGATACATCTCGTACAGTATCATTCCCACTTGTAAATGGTCGAGGTGATCGTTACAATACACTTAATCTTAATAATGATGCTACTGTAGAAATTCGAATTTTCTCTACACCAGAGAACTATGAAGAATTTGCATATAAAATGGAATTTGCTGATGCTCTAGCTAATTACTGTAGTCCTTGTACTGTAGGTATTAGTGTTAACGAACAAATTAAATCACCCGCATTTATTAACTGGGTCATGACTCAAAAGCACTCATACCCACATCTTGTAAACAAAATTAAATCTATCTAAGGACTCAACTATGTGTATTGCTATTTATAAACCAGCTGGTAAAATTATCTCTAAAGAATCATTAGCTCAATGCTTTAAAACTAACCCTGACGGTGCAGGTTTTATGTATGCTAAAGACAAAGAATTATACTATGATAAAGGTTTCTTTACATTTGATGAATTCTATGAAGAGTATAGTAAAATTGAACAAGAACAGTGCCTAATTCACTTCCGTATTAAAACACATGGTCCTATTAGTGTAGATAACTGTCACCCATTTATGGTAAACAAAGGTTTAGGTTTTATTCACAATGGTATTATTGGTGGCTATGGTAGTGCTGACGTATCAGATACTCGTCACTTTAATGCAGCTGTACTTAAACCTTTAGTATCTAAGTATGGTAATTCTGTACTACAAATGCCAGCTATCAAAGATCTTATTGAATCTCGTATTGGTTATAGTAAACTAGCTTTCTTAGATCGTCATGGTAACTATGAATTATTTAATGAAGACAAAGGTGTATGGGATAATGACATTTGGTATTCTAACAACAGTTACAAACCACCAGTATTTTATCCTGTAAAGACTCAACCATATTTACCAAAGCCAAAGCTAAAAAGAGTAGAAGAAGGAGAGCTAGTCGTATTAAATAGCTCTGTCTATGATTTTGAAACTAAAAATCTATTTAAGAAAGACGAAGTCTTTGAAGTAGTAAGTGTTAACTCAGACTATACTGCAGACTTATTACATGAAGATGGTAAAAGCTTTGTTTACAATGTATCTTTTGCTAAGTTTGATTTCTATGAAGTAGCTACTTCTGATCAACATAACGCATTTGATACTCCATTTATTGATAGCCCATTAGGTTATGGAGGTATATAATGTTTAATATTGGAGATACAGTCATACCTCATAAAGACTTACATACTTTTCCTAACGTTTCTCCAAGTATGAATAGTACAATGCTTGATAATGCAGAAAGACAAGTAAAATTAAAAGTAATAGAAATAATTAAAACTAGCCATGAAAAAACTGAATATTATTGTTCTGATGGATACTACTATTTAGAAAAATGGCTAGTGTCTGGAGAAACTGAGCACACTGCATACCATCAAGATCCTAAGATTAATAAAGTAATTGCTAAAATGAAGTATCTTAGAAATAAACGTAAGGAGTTAGGATATGAATTTTAAAATAGGTAATGTTGTTAAACATCCAGATATGGGTATATGTATTGTTATAAAACATGAAGGTGCTTATACTTATGCTATTAAATCTGTAGATCCTAAATGTAATAAAGGGCATCATTGTATTGAATTAAATTTAGGAACTAGAGGATGGTATGCTCAAGCAGACTCCTTAACTTTTATATCTGAAACTTATGATGAGATTAAACCTACTCAAAAACAATTAGTTATTAATAAAATTTTATACCTTCAAAATAAATTTAATAATAGGAAACTTAATCATGTTTAATGTCGGAGACAAAGTAATAGTAAATGAGTCTTGTTCTAAACATTATTATGGATGGACTAATTCAAAAAGTACAGGTGTAGTTACTCATGTAAATTCTAATAGTATTAGAGTTAAATTTGATTACTGCTCTGGAGATCCTGATAATGAATATGGACCTCATCATTATTGGTTTAACAGATTAGATCACTTTACTATTACAGAAGGGTTATTTTTAATTAAACCTGATGATCCTAACTATAAATATGCTAAAATTATTTATAAAATTCGTCAGTTAGATAAAAAATTTAAAGATAGAAAGGTTAGCTATGAACTCAATCCCTTTTGATGTTGGTGATGAAGTAGAAGTAATAGGAGGTTGCTATACTTTTTCTAAATATAGTAGTATAGGTAAAGTATGTGAAGTAACAGGTAACATATTTAAAGTTGAGTTTACTAACCTTACTTGTTCTTATAATAATTATGGTAAACTACCAACTAATTTTCCTTTCCATATATCAGAAGTACAAAACTTTAGATTACTTTCTTTAGCCAATAGTAACCCTCATAACAAAAAATATGAGAAAATTATTAATAAAATGACTCAGTTACAAAATAAAAGAAAGGCTAAAGGCTATGCGTTTTAAATTAGCACCTTACAAATTAGGTTCTCAATCTGCTAAATTATTAGCACAAGAACTAGGTATCTTACGTGTACGTCCTACCTACGTACCTAAACAGCGTGACTTTATTATTAATTGGGGTAGATCTAATCTAACTACGCGCTACCCTATACAAGTAGTAAATCACCCTAGCTATGTAAGTATTGCTACTAATAAACTTAAGACATATCAAGAACTTAGTAATGCTGAATTTATTCATTTACCTTTATGGACTACAGATAAACAAGAAGCATTGTCATGGGTTGAAGATGGCTACGTAGTTTACTGTCGTACTAGCTTGACAGGACACTCAGGTTCTGGTATAGTATTAGCATCAGAACCAGATGAATTAGTAGATGCTCCTCTATACACTCGGTATAGTAAATCTAAATTCGAGTACCGTATTCATGTGTTTAATGGAGAAGTATTAGATGTTCAACAGAAAAAACGTAGACTCGAAGGTAACACTCCTAATAATTATTACATTAGGAATGCTGGTACTGGTTGGGTATATGCTCGTGATGGTGTTGTTTGTCCAGACTTGGTTATTAATGCAGCTATTGATGCACTTGATATCTTAGGTTTAGATTTTGGTGCTATTGATATTGCATACAATCAACATCAAGATAAAGCTTATTTATATGAAGTTAACACTGCACCTGGATTAGAAGGAACCACTCTTGAAAAATATACTCAAGCATTTAAAAACTTTATGGAGAACTACCATGAGTAAGTTAAAACCTGATTTAATTTTTAGACCTGGAGATATAATAGTACTATCAAGTAATCCAAGTTATATTGAAACTTACTATAAAGTCTTAGAAATTAATTATAAAAATAGACCTAGTGTTATACAAACATGTAATAAAGATGGTGTTATTAATTTAGACACTAGCTTTAAACATGAAAATAAACATGGTTGGCCTACTATTGACTTTTATAAATTTAAAGTTTTAACTCCAGAGGAAGAAGAGGCTTTGGCTAAAGAAGAAGCTATTAGATTAGAACAAGAACGTAAACAAAAGATTATTGATAAAGTTAAATACTTAGATCAAAAGTTTAAAGCTCGTGTTACTGCTAAAGACACTTTAAAAACTAAAAGTTATACTGCTTCAGAACTAATAGAATTATATAACAGTACTACTAGCTTTACAGTAAACTATGCTTCAACAATTACAATAACAGACTAAGGAAATTAAATGACTAGATGTGTAGCCTGTGACAAAAACTTAAATGATTATGAGAGCACCCGCAAAGATACCTATGGTAATTATCTTGATATGTGTAATAGCTGTCTATCCACTATTAAAGATGATGTATTAGTAATTGATAGACCTGACCTAAACCCTACAGAAGAATTAGATGCTGAAGATTTAGATCAGATCACTGTCGAAGGTGATACGTAATTACTTATTCATTACGTACATTGTTACTTCAAAGCCAAAACGCATTTCACTTGCTGATGGTGTAGTCCACATAGTATTGCTCCTTAATTAAGTTAATATACTTTCTTAAGTATATGTAAATATTATACCATAATTTATTACATTTGTATATAAGGATTACCATGAAAGATACCCTGCTATTTTTACTAGCTTTGCTTATCGTAGCCTTTTGTTTTTTAGTATTTCATGTAGCTTATAAACCAGAACCTAAAGTAATGGTTAGTAAATTATGTACTATTAAACTTAATGATGCTAATAATCAAACTTCATATTTAACTGGAGAAAGTGTTGAGTAATTTTATTCAGCATATACCTTGTCCTAAATGTGGATCACGAGACAATTGTGGTGAGTATGATGACCACTTTTGGTGCTTTGGTTGCAAATATTTTAAACCTAAAAATGATATTGCAAGTGTACGTAAACGATATAATCAAAGGAGTTCACAGAAGATCGAAGAAGATCCTAATGATTTACAACTTACTTCTGACATTCCATCTGAGCCGTTGTCATGGTTACTATCATATGGGCTAAGTCTCAAAGAGATTAGTGATAATAATATTAGCTGGTGTCCAAGCCAAGAGTTATTAGTACTAATTAATCTAGGGACGTACTATCAGGGTAGATGCTTTGGTAATCAAAGAACAAAGTATCTATCGAAGGGAACTAAACCCTTGCTATTTTACGGATACTCTGATAAACTTATCTGTGTTGAAGATATCTTATCAGCTATCAAGATAGCAAGGCTTTCTCCTGAGTACTGTGCTATGCCTATACTTGGTAGTAGTTTGTCAGAAGATTCTATTCAAAAACTATCTGGTAAATTCAATGAAGTTATCATGTGGTTAGACAGAGATAAGGCAAAAGATTCTATAACAATCTCAAGGAATCTTAAACAACGGGGGTTTAATTCTCGGTCAGTTATTACAGAGTTAGACCCTAAATGTTATTCTGATAGAGAAATAAAAGAAATAGTTGTTAATAAATTAAATTAGTGTTATAATAATTATATTAATTAATAGTTAATATATATATATATAATTAATAATTAGATTATAACATATTTTAGTAAATATGTAAAGTACTTAGATGAAATGAAAGGTTGAATATGAGATTTATAGGATTTATTTTAGGTGTAATGACCACAGTTATAGGTTTTTATTTAGGTGGGTATGATTTTAATGAGCGGGGTTATGTAGCAGTTAACTTATATGTATGCGCCATAGCTTTTGGGATTTTAGGTGCTGTGTTTGCAAGCAATTTTGAGGACTAACAAATGACTGACGTAAACAGTCTTTTTTATAGAGATAAATATGACCGCTACATGGAAAATAAACGCAACAGGTGAAGTGCTAAGTGCTTATGTAACTAGCTACTTTCAAAAGTTTGTATGGCAGATTGAAGTAGATAAAAGATGACATTTTTAGGATGGAATATTTAATGACTACAAAAGATAACGCTTTGAGAATGGCTATTGAAGCTATTGAAAATTATGGTGAAATGTTATCGGCTATTGGAGTTTTAATTGATAACACAATTCCAAATAAAGCTATTGAAGCTTGCAAAGCCGCCCTATCCGATGAAACAGTTACGTTACCTAATATTGACTACGATTCAGACATGGATAGATATTACATACCAATGCCAGCAGGATGGGAAATGCAGACTAAGGGTAAAGGTAGCAGTTTCAGATTGTGCAACACTAAAACTCATGAGCGGTTTCATATCTTAGATGAAAGATTGCAACCAGTATTAGAGCAGATGGCTAGAGAAATGCACGAAGTCTTTATTGCTTAATACCAGCACTTATAGTGGGTGCAGTATTTAGTTTAATAGACTTTGGTTTAGGGCTTATATCGTTTGGATTTATGCTTTTATTTGGCATAGATATGACAAAGCCAGTAACAGAAAGAGGTGAATTATGAGTGATAGTAACGAACAGTTTAAAGAATGGGCAACCCAAAATGAGCCTTTCTATCAATGGAATGACAATTTATCTAAAGCATGGTATGCCGCTTGGCAACACCAGCAATCAAAAATAGATGCACTTGAATCACAACTAAGCATAGCGGTTGATGCGCTTGAGCAAATAAAAGAATCTGTAAGTGAGCATTGGTCAGCAGTATATGCAGACGAGGCTTTAACCAAAATTAATGCACTGAAAGATGAATAGTATGAGTGAACAAATATTACCAACTATGTTTTGTGGACTTACAGCAAAAGAAATTTATAGCATGAAAGAACAATTAGCCAACACCCAGCTAGAGAATCAAAAGTTGCGGGATGGTTACAATAGAAGTAGAAGCGGAGTGTCAATAAAATACGCAACAGAATTAGCAAATAAGTTGTTGCAAGATACCCCACCCAATACAGACGCACTCAAACAATATGTTGATGCTGAAATTGCTAGGCGTATTGGTGAGCCTGTGGCTTGGATGTTAGTTACTGGGCATGGGACTTCTTTACAATTAAATAAACCTGACTGTGAGTTAGACTATTGGAAACCATTATACACTTTAAAGGACTGACATGGTAGAAAAACAGATAATTAAATTATTCTGTATAAATAAAAATCACTTTACAAAGTATTATAAATATGTTAATATTAATTATATTAAAGTTAATTATAATAATATATATAAATTATTTAATATTATAAATATATATTATAATAAATATAATACAGATAATATTAATAAAGAAGATTTAATATTATTATATATTAGTAATTATTTATTAAAAGATTCTGAAAGAAAAGAATTAGAGACTCTTGTAGAAGATATCTTTAACCAAGATGTTTCTAATGAAGAACTAATTATCCAACTCTTAGAAGAACATCGTAAGCGGTCTCTTGCTGGTGATGTGGCTAAACTGGCTCTAGATGTAGAAGATGGGCGTGCTGCTGTTACTGACTTACTAGATTTGTTTTCACAATTTGATGATCAAACAGTAGAAGAAACAGAGCAGGTACCCTATGTAATTATGTCTCTTAAAGATCTGTATGAGTCTCAAGTAGCAACACCAGGGCTACGTTGGAGACTATCATTTCTTAATAAGTCTTTAGGTTCTTTACGCAAGGGTGACTTTGGTTTTATCTTTGCTAGACCAGAGACAGGTAAAACTACCTTCTTAGCTAGTGAGATCTCTCACATGGCTACACAAACAGAAGGAGACATACTATGGTTCTGTAATGAAGAGCAAGGTAACAAGGTAGGTATCCGTACATTCCAAGCTACACTTGGTGTGCAATCTGACAGTTTGTTTTCTGACATTGAAAGACATCAAAAGATTTATGATAGTAAAGTAGGTAACAAGATTAAAATCTTCCATACAGAAGACTCATCCAACTATCAACGTGTAGAACAAATCTTAAAACTACACAACCCCGCATTAATTATCTTTGACCAACTAGACAAAGTAAAAGGATTCAAAGCAGAACGTAAGGACTTAGAACTAGCTGCTGGTTATCAGTGGGCTAGAGAGATTGCTAAACAATATGCTCCTGTGATTGGCGTTAGCCAAGCATCAGGTGAAGCCGAAGGCAAGCTTTGGTTAACTATGGATATGATTGATGGTTCTAAAACAGGTAAGGCTGCCGAAGCAGACTGGATTCTTGGCATCGGGAAAGACTCTGATAACACAAGTCGCTCTCGGTATTTTAACATTTGTAAAAACAAACTTTTAGGTGATAAAGATACTCTGCCTGACTTACGTCATGGTAGTGGACAAATACTAATTAGACCTGAGGTAGCTCGCTACGAAGATTTATCTTGACATTTCAGGTTTAATGTAATACTTAAATATAATGAGGATTTAGCATGACCCATGATGAAATTATTTATGAATTAAAAAGACTTCTTGATTTATTAGAAGAAACTGAATATGAATTAGCAGATGAAATTAGAATGTTAATTTCTACATATGAAAAACCTAGAGGAGAATGCTGTGGATGATTACAATATTTGATGTAGAAACAACAACAAGTAACAAAGGTAATCCATTTGACATAACCAATAAACTTTGTTATGCTGGATTTAAACAAGATAGTAAGAATTATTTATATGATGTAGAGTACTCTGATAATCCTTGTGACGTACAAGAAATGCAACAAATCTTAACTAAAGCAACTCTTCTTGTAGGTTTTAATATTAAATTTGACTTACACTGGATAAGAAAATATGGACTTAATTTTAATCATTGTCGTATTTGGGATTGCCAGCTCGTACATTTCATACTTACTGGGCAGCTTCACCCGTATCCATCTCTTAATGACGTGGCTGCTTATTATAATCTGGGGACTAAGCTTGATGTGGTTGCTACTGAGTACTGGTCTAAAGGTATTGACACTCCTTTAATTCCTAGGGAGATCTTAGAAGAGTATCTTAATGGTGACTTAAATATAACAGAAGCAGTTTACTTATGTCAGATGTTAGAGTTAGAACAAAAACCACAGTTTAAACGTTTAATATCTTTACACAATCAAGACTTACTTGTGCTAGAAGAAATGGAATACAATGGACTTCTTTATAATGAAACCTTATCTGAAGAACTTGCTACAGAACTTGAAGCTCAGATTAAGAATATTGATTTATTACTTTATGACTATCATCAATGTGATAGCTTTAACCCTAATAGCACTGATCATCTCAGCGCTTTTCTATATGGTGGCTTCATTAAGCTACGTAAAAGAGAAGTTATTGGAGTGTTTAAAACAGGTGAAAGAGCGGGGCAACCTAAAGAAAAATGGGTAGAATATCAACTGGAATTCCCTAAACTAATTACACCTCTTAAGGGTTCAGAGTTAGTTAAAGAAGGTTTATATTCTACTGATGAACAAACTTTACGTAATCTTAGAGGTTCTAAGAAAGCTAAAGAGATTGTAGAAATCCTACTTAAACGAGCAGAGCTAGAGAAACGAGTATCTACATACTACCGTGGACTACTTAAACTTCGTAACACACTTAACTGGAAGGAAAATACTATACATGGACAACTTAATCAATGTGTCGCAAGAACAGGCAGACTTAGTAGTAGCAGACCAAATCTCCAAAACTTTGACGGAGAAATCAAAGGACTCTTCTATTCAAGATATTCTAAAACTACTTGATCCTTACGAAAAAAAATTATACATTGATAGACTATCAGAGGAATACTAATGCTTCTACAAGCTGATGCCAAACAACTAGAGTGGGTTGGTGCTACTTTTCTATCTCAAGATCCTGTAGCACTACAAGAGATCTGGGAAGAAGTAGATCAACATGCAGATAATCAATCTAGGTTTGGCTTACCTTCTAGACTTATTGCTAAGACTTTCGTATTTAGATTAATTTATGGTGGCTCTTCCTATTCATATGCTAATGATCCAAACTTTAAAGATATCGGCAATGAAGAGTTCTGGCAAGATGTTATCACACAATTCTATGCTAAGTACAAAGGTCTTGCTAAGTGGCACGTAGACATTGTTAATCGAGTTAAACAAGATAGAAAACTCGTTATGCCTACTGGCAGGGAGTACCACTACTCTCCAGAAGTAAAGTATGGCAAAGAAGTATGGCCTCGTACTACAATTCTCAATTATCCAGTTCAAGGTCTAGGTGCAGATCTCATGGCTATTGCTCGTGTATCTATGTTTAATCGTCTTAAGTCGTACTCAGATGTAAAGATGGTTAATACAGTACATGACTCTATTATCCTAGACTTTGACGAAACTAAAGTAGACTCTAAAGAATTAGTTTTATTAGTAGATAAGTGTTTTAATGATGTACCTAAAAACTTTGAGAAACTATTTGGAGTTGAATTTAATTTACCAATGCGCGTCGAATGCGAGATTGGGCCCACATGGGGTGAGATGGAGAAAATAAATGTAAAATAATTGTTGACAACTATTTAATATATGCTATAATATTTATACAACTGTAAGAAAAGGACTAATATGGAAATTCAAATTATTGATGTAGGTACACCTAACACACATGCAGCTAAGAATGGTCGCAGTTACCAATCCCTTGAAGTAACATATAAGGGTAGTGATGGTAAAGTGAGTGCTAAAAAACTAATGTCTTTTAGTAATCCAAGTGTATTTAAAGCTATCTCAGCTTTAAGCAAAGGTGCTACTGTAGATGTAGTTACTCAGAAAGACGATGCAGGTTACTGGCAATGGACAGGTATTAACAATGGTCAGGCAGCACCTCAAACAACTCAAGGTGCTTCAACACCAGCTACCTCAACTACAACTAGAGTTACAGGTAGTACATACGAAACACCAGAAGAACGTAAAGTAAAACAAAGATTAATTGTTCGTCAATCAAGTCTAAGTAATGCTATTGATGTTCTTTCTATTGGTGCTAAGACTTTAGATAAAGAAGCTGTTAAATCTTTAGCTGAAGAGTTTGCTTCTTGGGTGTATAAAGAAGATGACCAAGTGTCTGTGGCTAAACTAGACGGAGATCTAGCTGACATGGAAGATGATATCCCATACTAAGATATCTGCAGGTATAGTTCAATGGTAGAATTGAAGACTTCCAATCTTAAGATGAGGGTTCGATTCCCTCTACCTGCTCCAATATAAAGGATTAATATGAAAAAATTATTACTAGGTTTAATGCTGTTATCGTCAACTGTTTTTGCAGCAGAACTACCAAAAGAATTAAGTATGCTAACAGATGTAGGTAAGGTAGCTATTACAGTTAAAGATTGCCCTCTTAAGAATAAGTATGGATTTTCTTTAGAAGCATATGCTACTGAAAAGAAAGGTAATGAAACTATTACACACCCTGCTTGCTGGATGAAACAAGGTGATATAGTTTACATTTGGTTCTATAATGAATCTCCTTCTGTTGTAGCATCTTATAAAGATTATTATTTTAAACCAGAGATTTCTCTATGATTGCATTAATTGATATGGATTTAGTAGTCTATCGCTGTGCCGCGTCAGCGGAACAAGATGACTTTAATATTGCAGTTTACAGAGCAGAAGATCTGTTAGATAATATTCTAAATTCTGTTGGTGCTTCTGAGTACAGAGCATTTATATCTAGTGATACTAACTTTCGTAAAACTATTTATCCTGAGTATAAAGGTAATCGTAAGGCAGAAAAACCAGTACATTTACTAGCTCTTAAAGAGTATGCATTAGAGTATATGAATGCTGAAGTCTGTCCTGATGGATTAGAAGCAGATGACATGTTAGGTATTAAACAAGATAAAGTAGGATGGTGGTCTCCACATAATGGGGAAGAAAGACAATACCACACTACTATCTGTTCTCTTGACAAAGATTTACTTCAGATTCCAGGTAATCATTACCAATGGGAAATAGGTACTTCTACATGGAGTAAACCTGCTATGCACTTGACTCAATCCAATTTAGAAGGTTACAGATTATTCTACCAACAATGTATTAAAGGTGATCCAACAGACAACATTAAAGGTATTAAAGGTAAAGGAAAAGTATTTGCTGAGAAAGTCCTAGCTAACTGTCAAACAGAAAAAGAAATGTTTAATGTAGTTAGAGATCTATACAGTAATGACTCTGAGTTTATTATGAATGCCAGTTGTCTTTGGATTCTTAGAGAACATGGTAAACCTTTTACAGAAATATTTAAGGAGCTAGATGCCTCAGTTTAAAAGTAAACTAGAAGAAGCTGTATATAAACGACTTAAAGAAGAGTTTCCTCTAACTAAATATGAACCAGATAAGTTTAAATATAAACAGCCTGAGATAGATAGAACTTATACACCTGACTTTAGAACAGGTAGACGTAAGATTTATCTAGAAGCTAAAGGTAAGTTAGACTTAGAAACTAGAAAGAAAATGGTTTGGTTCAAAGAATGTAATCCAGATATTAGAATTATATTCTTGTTTCAAAATGCAGATAATAAAATAACTAAAAGAAGTAAAACTACTTACTCTGATTGGGCTGAGTCTCATGGGTTTGAGTGGTTAGACTTTAGAAAAGGATGGCTTGATGATTATAAAAAACTGTGTGCAAAATGAAGATGGGTCTCTTGACTTTGACTTTCATGTAGATACAGATGAAGCTTCTTACTTAATGAACTTTGCAATTACTAACCTAATTAATCTTGGTGCATTATCAATAGAGGCTTCTACTGAAGAAACCCAAGTAGATCTCTTTGCAGATATTCAGGGAGGTATCCAATAATGGCAGACCCTCTCTGTGATATTTGTGGTAAAGATTTGTCTCAAGTAAAAGACTGTGCGTGGACAAGTTGCCCTCTAAATTGGGATGAAGCTAAAATAGATATTATAGGCAGTAATGGAAATGAAGGCCTACATTACAAGGATATAGATGATGAATAAAAGAATTATGGTAATCCCTGATACACAAGTAAGACCTGACAATGACTACTCTTTTCTAGAGTTTGTAGGTAAGTATGCAGTAGATATGAAACCAGATATTATTGTGCACTTAGGTGACTTTGCAGATATGCCTAGTCTATCTAGTCATGATAAAGCTGGTAGTAAAGCAATGGAAGGTTTAAGATATAAAGCAGATATTAAGTCTGCTAAAGATGCAATGGAAATCTTAATGAAACCTATCTGGGATGAGCAAGAGAGACTTAAAGTTAATCATCGTCCTAGATGGAATCCAGCTCTAGTAATGTTGTATGGTAATCATGAGAATAGAATTAACAGAGCTATTAACAATGACCCTAAACTAGATGGATTAATTTCTTTAGAAGACTTAGAATATGAAAAATATGGCTGGCAAACTGTTCCATTCCTTGAACCTGTTGTTATCGAAGGTATTGCTTTCTGTCATTACTTTGTTAGTGGTGTTATGGGGAATCCTTGCACAACTGCTAGATCTCTTCTTACTAAGCATCATCAATCTTGTATTGCTGGTCATCAACAAGGTAGAGACATTGCTTATGGCAAGAGAGCAGACGGAACAGAAATGACTGCAATCATTTGTGGTTCTTGCTATGAACATGAAGAAAAATACTTAAATCACCAAACTAATAATCACTGGAGAGGTTTATATATTCTTCATGATGTTAATGATGGTGCCTTTGATGAAATGCCAGTCAGTCTTAAATATTTAAGGAATAGATATGGGGTATAAAAGTTTAGATACTACTATTGAATATAGTAGACCTTCTGATAAACAAGTAGGTGGTAGACACTATAAAGAGTTTGCTATTCAACCTGCAGAGTTTTGTTATAAAAATAATATACCTTACTTAGAAGCTACAGCAATCAAGTATCTATGTAGATGGCGTAACAAAGGTGGATTAGAAGACTTAGATAAAGCTATTCATTTCATTGAACTCTTAAAGGAATTTGAAAGTGCTAACACTATCGGAACTTAAAGAAAAAATAAAAGAACAAATCTCAGAAGTCGATTTCATCGACCTTCTCGGTCTAACGACCGAAGACTTAGTTGAAGCTTTTGAAGATAAAGTTGAAGATAACATTACTAAAATTTCTAAAGAACTGGATTTAGATTATGAAGAGGTAGAGCAAGATGACAACTACTAATAACATTACAGGCGATAGGATAGTAACTAAAATCTCTAAAGATGTAGACTCTTATGGTAATAATTTAGAAAAGATCTTTGGTAAACGTGACTTTCGAAATCGTCCTATTAAAGATGATGACAATATTAATAGTGGGTCGGTCACTAACACAAACAATACAACTAACAATACAGAAAGTAATTAATGGATATATCACAAAAGATTCTATCAGATATCACAATCTTTAATAAATATGCTAAATACGTCCCTGAAAAACAACGTAGGGAGACATGGGATGAATTAGTAACTCGTAACTTAGAAATGCACATAAAGAAGTATCCTGACATTCGTGGAGAAATAATTAATGCTTACAAATATGTTTATGATCGTAAAGTACTACCTTCTATGCGTAGCCTACAATTTGGCGGTGCACCTATTGAACTTGCTAATAACCGTATGTTTAATTGTGCTTTCACCACTGCCGAACATCCAGCAATCTTTTCTGAAACTATGTTCAACTTACTTGGAGGATCTGGAGTTGGATTTAGCGTACAGAGCAGGCACGTATCGCAACTGCCTAAAATTGTCGGTCCTTCTGAGAAACAAAGAAGATTTCTAGTAGGGGATTCAATTGAAGGATGGGCTGATGCCGTCAAGGTGCTTATTAAAGCTTATACTCTTGGTAAGTCTGACCCTGTGTTTGATTTTAGAGACATTCGTCCTAAAGGTAGTAGACTCATTACCTCTGGAGGCAAAGCTCCTGGTCCTGACCCTCTGCGCATTTGTCTTGACAAGTTACGTAGTGTACTTAATCAATCTGTTGGAAGACAGCTAAAGCCAATTGAAGTACATGATATGATCTGCCACATTGCAGATGCAGTACTAAGTGGTGGTATTCGTAGAGCAGCACTAATTAGTTTGTTTGACAAAGATGACATGGATATGCTATCAGCTAAAGGACAATTAGTAGTTGATGACTGGGAATTTACTCTAAGTAATGATATGTATTTTGGTTGGGTATATTACAAAACACAAAGAGTAGACTTAGTATTATCTCCTAAAGAGTACGAAGATTTAATTGCTTCTAGTAAAGTAACTTGGTATCATTTAGAACCACAACGAGGTAGAGCTAACAACTCAGCAGTACTCAAACGTGGTGAAGTAACTGAACAAGAATGGTTTGCTCTATGGAAAAAAGTAGAGAACTCAGGTAGTGGTGAGCCAGGTGTATTCTGGACTAATGACTATGACATGGGTACAAACCCTTGTGCAGAGATTGCTCTTAATCCAAATCAGTATTGTAACTTAGTAGAAACTAATGCTTCTGATATTACTACTCAAGAAGAGTTAAATGCTCGTGTTAAGGCAGCTACCTTAATTGGTACATTACAAGCAGGTTATACTGACTTCCATTACTTACGTAACATTTGGAAAGAGACAACAGAACGAGAAGCCTTACTTGGTGTGTCAATGACAGGTATTGGTTCAGGTACAGTATTACATTTAAATTTAGAAGAAGCAGCTAAAGTCTGTGTAGAGGAGAATAAACGTGTCGCTACTCTCATTGGTATTAACAGCTCTGCAAGGATTACAACAGTTAAACCTGCAGGTACGACTTCTCTTGTTCTTGGGTCTAGTTCTGGTGTTCATGCTTGGCATAATGATTACTATATTCGCAGGATGCGTGTTGGGAAAAACGAGCCTTTGTATGCTTATATGAAAGCTAAAGTACCAGCTCTGATTGAAGACTGTTACTTTAAACCTCATTTAGAAGCTGTAATGAGCTTTCCTCAAAAAGCTCCTGATAATGCTATCTATAGAACAGAGTCATTTAAAGATACTTTAGAAAGAGTTAAACGTTTTAATTTAGAATGGATTGACAATGGACATGTATATGGTAATAATAAGCATAACGTTTCTTGTACTATTTCTCTGAAGGCTGACGAATGGGAAGAAGCAGGTAAATGGATGTGGGAAAACAAAGACAACTATACAGGAATCTCAGTATTACCATATGATGGCGGAACGTATATTCAAGCACCTTTTGAAGACTGTTCTAAAGAGACTTTTGAAGAGTTATTCCAACACTTAGAATCTATTGATTTAACTCTTGTAAAAGAAGATGAAGACTTAACAACAACTAAAGAAAATCTAGCCTGTGCTGGTGGATTCTGTGAGGTAACTTAATGTACAATATAGAGTGTGGTCCAATTACTGGAATGAACGTAGGTGGTGAATACTTTTATGATGAAGAACTTAATATTACATTCTTTATTATAGATTTATTTATTCTTAGAATTGTAATATCTAAAGAACACTAATATGAAAATTGGGATAGTAGGTAGTAACTCTATAACTGACTTATCTAAAATATATACTACTTTATACCAAGTCACTAAAGAAGTTTCTCCTACTTCCCCTCCTGTTTTCTTAGGAGGTGGGGGTAAAGGAGTAGCTAGTATTGTAAAAGAATTTGCTAGAGATAATAATATAGATTATGTAGAACTCTCACCATTTTTTATGTTAGACACTAATGTACCTTTTTCATCTAAATATTTCTTTATACGTACTAAACAAATTATTGACAACTCAGATTTCGTAGTTTTCTTTCTAAATGAAGACTGTAAAGAGGTAAATTATGGAATTAAGTACACTCAAAGGAAAAGAATAGACTATTTAGTAGTAAAAATACCGAAAACAGTCTAAAACAAAAGATAAGGGGCCTAGAAGCCCCTTTCTTATTTTACCTATATAATAACCTTAACCTTTATTAGATCGTTATTCCTGCGTTGATTGTGGAGGTTGTTTTTTCTCTAAAGTCATTTTTTCGTAGTCACTTCTAGTAGCTCCGACCTCATCTGGGTTTTTCCCTGTCATATCCATATAATATTGTTTCCAAGCAGTTGGATGATCTTTAGATTTTAACATCTCCCCAGTTTTAGGATTTACAGATCCCCAGTGATATCTATTATTATCATAGGGGTCTCTTTCAGGAGTAACTCCAGCTTTCCAAGCTGCTCTATAATCATACTCTTCAATATCTAAATCAGGTTCTTCTCCATACTCTTGTTTAAATTCTTTAAACCATTCAGTAGCTCTAATTCCTTTTTGAAATTCTTGCTCTTCATTATCTAATTGTTTAGAGAATACACTGTTAAGATTTTTATCTAGTATTAATGGCATAACTACCCTTACATATTTTTAAATACATCAGTCACAACATCAGTCTTAGGTTTACTTTTAGTCTCTTTAAGTTTTTTCTCAACTGCAGACTCATCCACTTCTACATCAAAGACTCTCTCTACTACATTCTCTTTTTTAACTTTAGAACTACCTTTTAAGAAAGAGCGTACTCTAAGTTCATTAACTGGAGTTCCTTCTACTTGAGACATAGCTGTAATAAGTTTAGCCATTACATCTTTGTTGTTTAAGTCTAATGGAGTTCTTGGTGATTTCTCCATGTACTCAGCAACTCTAGAATAATAATTCTCTTGACTAATATCTGCCTCACCTCTTCTATCAGAAGCTGGTCTCCACAAGTCTACAATATCTTTAATAGTAGTACGTTTCTTACCATCTGTAGCTCCTGAAGCATATCTTAACAACTGTGCCTCATAAGCAGGAACTGCCTCTTCTAATCCTTTAAATGATCTAAAGTCACCTGTAGAAGCATCTTTTAAGTTTAGAGGATTGTTTCTACTAGCTGCTTTCTCAGGTACTTTACCTGTCATTACATTAGGGAAGTATGTTTGATAGAAGTCCTGCCAAACAGCTTTAGGGTCTTCTCCTAACAAGTTAGCATATGATTTTAAAGAGGCATCAATACGAGAAGTAAATGCATTGTTAAACTCTGCATCAGCACCTTGTACTAATAGTCTACCTGTAGAAGGATTAACAGTAAGTTTAACTTGACTATTAGGATTAGATGTTAAATACTTCTGTAAACTAACTTCTAATTGACTATTATAATCATCTAATAAATCTAGGTACTTAGTCTGGGCCTCTGGACTAATATTAGCAAAAGCAGTTTTATTAGTAGGTTTACCTGATTCTACAATAAATTCATCAGCTCTTAAATAAGATTGCTCTGGTGTTGTAGAAATAGTTTTATCATTAATACCACCAACAAACCCAACAATAAGTTTATTTAAACCATCTACAGAACTAGGTGCTCCACTTGCTGCATTACCAGCAGCTGCTCCTAACATACCTGCCATAGCAGAAGTATTAGACCCAGGAATAGGTGAGAACAGGGTAGCATCTTGTAGCTTAGAGTCAGTAAACAATCTATCAGCTTTTCTAATAACATTACTCATGAATGACTGACCTTCTTTAGTACTAACAAGACCTGGAAAAGTCTGACCAATCTTATTAACTACTTCTAAAGCAGGTACATTAAGAACATTCATTAATTGTAACTGTTGGCTGTTAGCCATCATTGTTTTAGTATTAGTAGTATATTTCTCTAAATCATCTCCAGAAGCAAAACTATTCATGTTAGTCTGTAAAGCTACTAATTGTTTCTCAGCATTCTCAATAGCTTCTTTAACTTCAGGAACACTACTATATTGTAAGAAAGCAGGATTAGCTCTTAGAGCAACTAAATCATTACTAATTAAAGTTTGAGCAGCTAGTTTAGCTTTAGGAAAGTTACCTGCATTCTCTTGGAATACCATAGCAACTTTACTTAAAGTATCATTATAAGCTCCTAGTGTAATTAAAGGAGCAGCTCCAGAGTCTACAAAAGCTCTTTTCTGATCTTCTGAAACATACTTATTAGTATCAGTATCTGTTTTAACAGCAGCAGCAAAAGCCTCTGCTTTTCTCCAGATATCAGAAGCTTGTCTCATTCCTTCTAAGTCCCATTGCCCTGTTCTAGGATTAAAGAACTGACTTTCACCAATTTTAGCTTCTTTAATACTTTGTCTTAAGAACTTAACATCATCCTCATAAACTTTAGCAGCATCTTTACCAAAGTCCATATCTTCTTTAAGACGCTCAATAATGCCTTGGTCTTCTAAAGTAGTTTTAGCTGACTTAACAATCTCATCTCTAAGAGCAGGATTATCAGAAATAAACTTACGAGTAATAGCTTTTACTTCTTGTTCAAAAGTAAATGGACTCATTCTAGCTTGGTCTTTAGCTCTTTGTAAAAAGCTAAGTCTTTTATCTAATTCACCTTGAATTCTAGAGACACCTTGATTAAGTACTTCAGGGTCTTCTGGACCTTCTAAGTATGGCATCTTATTAAGCATCTCACTATAAGTAGCTGCTTCATCTGCTATTTGTTTTTTATAGGTAGGGCTACCACCTTGAGCTTCTTGGATAAGAGGATTTAAAGCTTCACCTAACTGAGCCCTAACATTAGCTAAATCCTCAGTCTTTTGAATCTCTTTCATCTGAGAATTATACTCAATACCTACTTTACCAATATCTGATAAAGCTTTTATAGCAGAGTTTTTACCCACAGCTTTAGAAGCTCTACTAGCAGCATCCCCTGCACCTGCTAGTCTATTAACCATAGCTCCAGGATTGCCCTGATAAGTCTCAGGGCTTAAGATAGTTTGAAAGTCTGGTGCTTGTGCCATTATGGGTTTCCTCTATTCTCAATTGTATCTATTAATTCTTTAGTACTTGGAAATTGTTTTAAACTATTTTTAACTATTTCTAACTCTCTACTATTCTTATCTGTATGTGATTTAAGGTAAGACTCAAATAAAGAAGTAGACATATTCTTATCTTTTCTACTCATTTTCTCTACTACTAGAGCATAAGTCTCAATAGCATCTTGTTGAGTAAAGTTCTTCTCATCAACTAACATAGTAGTAAATGAAGTCAACATATCAAATCTATCTACTGGTCTAAACTCTTTATCAGATTTAGTTTCAATATTAATCATCCACTGATGGATTTCTGTAGCTGCTGTTTCCAGCATAGCTTTTCTATCCATAGAGGCATTAATACCTTTAAATAAGTCTTCTTCTCTCCAAGTAGTAACACCTAAAGCCTGAGCATAAGCTTCAGCTGCAGTAAAGTCTAAACCAAACTTATTACCATTCTTAGTAAGTTTCTCTTTAGTAGTAACCATTAACAATGATTTCATAAAGTTATTCATACCAGAAGCTACATAAGCTGCTTCATAAATAGCTTGTTTGTATTCATTATCACCAGTTAACTCTTTAACAGTAAACCAAGACTGCATCTTATCTTTCATTTCAAAGACAGTGCCAACAGCACTTAATGCTGGGAGTCTTAAGTTAGTTCCAGGCTGATTATCTACCATCTTAACAATTTCTTTGTAAGTATCAAAGTAAGGAATACCTGATGTGTACTCTCCATAAGGAGACATACCCCTACTTACTAATAAATCTGCATCATCTCCAGTTAAAGCACCTAATAAATTATTAAGAACTCTATCTGCAATACCACGTTTTAGAACTTCAGCATTTTCTTTAATTAGTTTATTAGCTTCATAGTTAGGATCTTCTTCATCTGTAGACAAACCATCTACTAAGTAATAAGCTAAAGCACCTCCAGGAACTCCATACTTAGCTCCCCATAACGCAGAACGAGCAGCAACTAATCTAGCTTTCTCAGCACCTGTAAGAACACCATTGCCTTGTACTAAGTTCATAGTAAGCTTTTGTGTAATAGCAGCAAACTGCATTACTACAGCTAGAGCACCACTTTGATATGGGAAAGAACCAGCCTTAGTCATAGAGCCTGATAGTTTCCACTCATCAAAAGAAATCTGTTCAATAGCTTCTGGTGTACCCCAATCTTTATCTGGATTTTTAGAGACCCATTTATCTTTAGCAATCATCCATAAACCAATACGGTTATTAAGTTCTGCAAAGTCAAAACCCACACTTCTAGAACCACGAACAATTGCTTTAGGTGCAGCAGCTATGTTATTATAAGAAGCTTCCCAAGGTCCTTCAATCAAAGCTCTATCTGCATCTTTAAAGACACCATGCACCATCATGTTTAAGTCTACAGACTCTAGCAATCCAGACTTCTCAAGAGCCATAATTGTTTTATCAAACTCAGCTCTGTCCATTAAAGAAGCTTTAGCTGCAGCTTCATACCATACTGATCTCTCTTTATTAAGTAAATCACCTCTAGAAGCTAAAGCAATTCTAACAGCACCTAAATCAGCTAAACGTTGCACAGCTGTTTGTGGATTAATAGCATACATCTCAAGTAATTGAGCTGGCTGTACTAACCACTGTCTTAATGGGTTTAAACTAATATATAAAGTAGAAGCAACTTTTCTAGGAATCTCTACAACAAGATTGCCTTCTTTACCTAAATCCCTAGCTTTAGGAGCTAATTTAGAAGTTAGTTTATACTTCTCTAAGATATCAGCAATACCATTAGTGATATCTGCCCATTTTCTATCCCCAAAAGTACCAAAAGATTTAATCTTAGCATACTGTTCAAAGACAGAGACAGCATTCTTGTACTCAATAGCTTCTGCTTTACTCATTTGAGGCAGAGCAGCAATGTCTTTTACAGTAGTAGGAAACTGTTTACTAGGTACAAATCTACCATAGGTCTGCATAAAAGCATTCTCTACAGCAGTATCATACTGTTGCATACTACCTTTACGAGACACAGTTCTTACACTATTAACTAAAGATACTAGTCTATCCTCAATAGGGGCTTTCTCTCCATTTACTGTAGAAAGTCTTTCACCTCTCTGCATAGAGTGTCTTAGAAGTTCACCATGAGCTTCATTGTCTGTTAAAATTCTTTCAAAGTTAATCTCTCTGTCTAATCTAGATACAACTTCATAGTCAGTAGGAGCCGACATATCAATATCATCAGTACTTACTGCACCTGTATATTTAGCTTTAAACTCTTCTTCTAACTTCTTAATTTCTAGTTCTGTATCTGCAGCAGCCACTGTTCTTTTGTATTTACGAAGAGTAGCAGCATCAGTAATTAAGAATCCATTAACTTCTAACTGTTTAGGAATAATATCAATATACCAAGAAGCCTTAGTTTTAATAGGTGAATACCCAGGTCTACGAGGTACTACTTGTTCAGGTAGTACATCAATAGTAGCCTTAGTGTCATTAACTAAAGTGTAGTCAAATACTTTCCCATCAGTATGAGTATATGGGTTAGAGAGTTGTACTAGCTTTTTACCACCTACATCAAATACTTCATTAACACTATTTACATCTCTTGTAAAGTTAATTGGAAACTCTTTTTCAAAGTCCCATACTTGTTTAGGTACTGGTCTTGACAAGTCATTAAAATTAATATCACCATTAACAGCACCGTTATATTTACCCTCAATATATAGACCTTTAGTAAAGCCATCTTTAACTAACTCATTTCTTTTCTGAATATTTAAAAGAGCATGAGTATAATGGTTTACTCGTCTCCAGTAAGTATGAGTTTCATATAGAGTCTCTACATCAGCTTTAGATAATTTAGGAAACATATCTTGAATAGCATTAATAGAGTAATATTCTCTACCTGCTGACTCAGCATCTGTAATTAACTGATTTAATTCATTAGGAAACTTAGTACCAGCTATTTTCTTTTGAATAGTTTTAATTAAGTTAGATGAAATCTTAGCTTCTCTTGGGGCAGCTCTAGCTCCTGATTGTTCAAACCATCTAGGAAATATACCACCACCACCAAAGATCCACTGACTTAAGGATGACCTAGCTAAACCAGAGGCATCTACACCAACTAGTTTAGTTTTAACTGCATCTTCACCAAATACAATTAAATCCATGTCATCATATTCTTTTGCCCAGTTCCACTCAACAGTAAACTGTTTAGGAGCAGATTCTTTAGCAAAAGCAGCATTTTTGATACCTTTAAAAGTTTCAAATGAAAGTTCATTAACAAGTCTTTCATGGTCTTTTTCAGATACAAAACTAGGACGGCTTACTTTAGAATGTGTGTCTTCATGAGTAAGAACAAATCTTAAAAACTCTTGTGGAGTCTTATATCTCTTTGAGATCCCAGGAAAGTTTCTCTCTAATGAACCATCTTCAAACTTAGCATTGATAGCATCAGAGTCAATTTCAATCTTATCAGGTAGCCCATCAGCAGTGTAAGTTAACTGAGCAATTAAAGGTTTACCTCTGTAGTTAGTTTTACCAGACAGATCTGTTTTAACTACAGGTACACCATTATCACTGATAGCTGGAATACTACCAAGTAGTTCTAGTCCTGTTTTATAGTTAGGATTAGCCATCAAAGACTCAGGAGTAAATTGCTCACCTGTCAGTCTATCTCTAATAACTACTTCTGATTTAAGTTCCTCAGGTAATCCTGCGACAGTGTTTTTAATATTGTTAAATGCGTTAATTACACTTTCTCTACTATCAAAGAATAGGTCTTCATCTTTACCAAAAACAGCTTTACCCTCATATACTTTAGTAGGAGTAGGTGATAGGCTAGACATGCTAGGCATATAGGCACCACCAGAGACTTCTTTCTTAGTCTTAAGAATCAGAGCATAGTCAGCCTGTCTCTCAGAAACTTTAGTTTGAATACTAGGATCCCATCTAGTACTTTCAATATCTGCAATTACTTTCTTATCTAATTCAGCAATATCTTCAGATAATCTTTTATGAATACTAGGAGAATGTTTTTCTAGTTCTTTACCTAAAGCCTTAGGAAATACCATGTTAGCTACAATAGTACCAGCATCTTCACCAAGAGCTGCTCCTAAGTCACCATCAGTATCTTTAATAATACCTGCAGCTAGGTCTGCACCCATTTTAGGATTAGCATTAATAGTAGTATCTAAAGGAGTACCTGATTTTAATTTAGGAGTACCTTTAAGTTTAGTTCTAGCTTTAGTTGTTAATACCCTAAGACCACTACCTAAAAAACCACCTACTACTGCTTCAGTAGCTAAACCTGCAGCAATTGCTGCTTGCTCACTATCAGTAGTAGCTAATGTAGATTCAAAACCTCTTCTATAAGGGGCTTCTAAAAACTCTAAAGATTTAAATATTTTATTTTTAATTTCTAAACTTCTAGGATCACTAGGGTTAGAAGACCAATTATTCATTAGTTCTTCTGTAACTTCTTGACCTGTAATTAAGTCTCTATCCCAAATACCTTGAACAGCTCCCCACAAAGAAGCTGGAATAGATTTAGCAATATCCCCTAAAGCAGAGAATGTACCTTCAGCATATTGTTTTACACCAGCAGGACCTAAAGCTTTTTCAGTGTCTTCCTCTAAAGCTTCTATCTCAGACAGTGTTTGTTTTACAGACAATGCTTTAACTAACTCATCTTGAGCTTTATTATCTGTAACTCTAGGGCCTGGAGCCACACCAGCAATATTCTCTGTGTACTTATCTCTAAGACTTTTAGACAAGTATCCACTAGTAGCATACATAGCTAAAGCAGATTTCTTCTTATTAACATCTACAGAAGGATCTTCTAATAGTTTAGTAAAGTACTCTTTAGCATCTTCATCTTGTTCATTCTTCCAACGAAGTTCTGCAGCACTTAAATCTAAAGACTCACCTGTAGCAATTAAATCGGATTTAATAGTTTGATAGTCATTTATAGGATCTTCACTATAAGAGCCAGCTGCATAGAAAGCTTTCTCTGATGCTACTTTATCAGAGACTGTTGGTTTTTCTTGAGCTAATGGTGGTAGTACAAAGTCTTGAGTAACTTCCATTATAAACCTTAAGTAAATGTTTTAAAGATGCTACCAATTTGACTAGCATTAGATAGTCCAGCATTACCTAGAGAACCTAAAGACTGCCACATAGGAACACTAGAAGAAGATTGAACTCCAGCAATCCTATTACCAAATCTATTAATCTCACTACCTACATCTGCCATAGCTTCATTAGCACCCATATTACGATTAGTTGCCCCAATAGCTGTGTTAGCTTGTGAACTAATAGAAGCTAAGTTACCTTGTACTCCAGAAGTACCTCCAAGACCAAAGCCTTGCCCTGCACCTGAAGCTAAAGTCTCGCCTTGAGCAATAAACTTCTGCCTAATATTCTTTCTACGTGTTGCTTCTGCTTCAACAGATTGTTGACGTTTAGATCCCTCTACTCTACGTGCTTCTAGGGCTTCACGTTGTTGTTCTAATCTAGCTGCTTTCTTAGCTTCTTTTTTTGCTGCACTAGCTCCCCCTATAGCACTTACTATAGAAGTCACTGCTGAAATTGCTGCTACTACCTTTCCCATAATTCTAACCTCGCTATCCTTGATAACTCCCCTGTCGGGTCTATTGCTACTAATCCTGTATCTTTAAAACCAAAACATTTATTAAACTTAAATTCTTTTTTAGTTCTACATAAACTTAAAACATAAGGAGTAAGTTTACCAAGCTCTTCTTTAATTACTTTAAACACTTTTAGGTATCTTTTATATTCAGATACTGACCACTTTTTTAAATCTACATGCATTATCCAAGCTTCTAATTCAGTAGAGTAAGAGATGGCAACATAGTCATCTCCTTCTCTATAAATATAAATTAACTCTGATCTGCTGTCATTCTTAATGACCATCCTAAAATCCTCATATCTTTACCAGCTTCTGATTCTATTTTAAGACTAAGGGCTCTACCTCTACCTCTTAGTTTGCTCTTTGAAACTACTACTCTGTCCCCTGTATCAAAATTATCTAGAGCACCTGTAGGAAAGTAAGGTCGTTTAAATCTATATGCTTGGAACTGAGTTCCCCACTTACCACCTGCTGCACTATTAGCCCAATTCCATTGAGCTTGTACTAAACAAGATGACTGATTATCTAAATCTAGTACTCCATTAGTTTCAGTAAATCCTGTCTCAGTCTTTTCAAAGTAACAGAACATATAAGGAACTTGTTTATTTCTTGTAGCATCACCAGTAATCTCATAACCAGTTACTAGGTAAGAAGAATAACTAATGCCTTGCCCATCAGCAGTAAACCAATCCACAAAAGTTGTGTTTAGTAATTTACTAATAGTAAAACTTGTATTATATAAAGTTAAAAACCCAAACTGACTGCCTCTAGCTTGTGCAATATCACTATTTACAACTACAGTATCAGTAGACGTAACTTCTACAACTTCATTACCAGCATAAATAGCTACGTCATCAGAGAATACTGTAATTCCTGGGTAACTTACATAACCAGTAATAAGAGGACTAGTGCCTTCTAAGTTTTCATAAGAATGAGTGTAAAAAGCATTTAAAGTTAAATCTAAGATCAGTTCTTTATTATAGATATTTAAAGATGAACCAACACCATAATCTTCAGTATCATTAAATAACCATCTAACTTTATTCTCTCTTTCATTAAAGTAAGACTTTACATTACGTTTAGCAATATCAGAAATACTATTATAATAAGTTTGAATAGAGTTTAAAGAAATATTCTCTGCTTTGTATCTACCTGATACTTGGTCCTCATTAACTAAGAATATACCAGCGTTAGTCCATACTAAGAAAGATCCATTAACCTCTACAATAGAATCTTTACTAAGAACACCAATTCCTGATACTTTACTTAACTGATATGAAGTAGCTGTAAATCCACTACCTGAACCATAGATTTCCCAAATACCATTTTCAGCAAATACCATTACTGAACCTTTAGAAGGCAGTAATTTAATAATTTTAGTAGCTTCTGGAATCTGAATAGTACCTCCATCAGAAGCAACTACATCAGAAATATCCTCTGCAGTAGGATCGTTTACTTGATAACATTTACCAAATTGATCTTGTGCTACAATAACTTGAGAGAAGAACACATAACCAGAGTAATTAGGGGAACTTAAATCCCCATCACTAACACTTGACTCTACCCCTGAATAAAATAGTCTACCTGCATAAGAAGTAACTGTAGAGAAGGCACCGTTCTCTGTGTCTGCTGGTAGTGTAGATAATCCTGAGTAAGTTTCTCTACTATTACCTCTAAAGAATGCATCAAGAACTACAGCACCACGAGGTGCTCTAGCACTATATGTATTGTTTCTAGCTAGTGCTGCTGCATTATAACTATTATAGTTTGCATTAGTAGGGTCAGAAAATCTAGCTAAGAACCAAATATCAGCATTAGATGGGTAATAGGCATTAGAAGTAAAAGTACTTGTAATGTCCGCATTAGTCCAGTTTTGATTTCTTAAGTTATACTTATGAATGTCTGTAAGAGTAGTAGGTCTATCTGTATCTGCTACATTTTCGTAGATACCCCAAAAGTCTCTAACTTCTACAGTAATAGTAGTGTCAGATACTACATCAAGTATGTCATCATAGGTAAGGACTACAGGTTTAGCTAACTCTTCAGAAGCAATAATAAACTTATTACTTACAACTGTAGTATCAATATCTGCAGAGTCTAACCCAGTAAGTACTACTGGATTACCACTATTTAAGAATGCATTACTAGGGGCTTCAGCAAGTAAGTTTACAAACCAAAGAGAGTCTTTAACTCTAACCACACCAATAGAAATATTAGTGTTACCATTTGGTGTATCCCATCTATGAAAAGAAATCTTAGCATCAGCTAAAATCTCAGTACTAAATCCTGTAGGTTTTAAAGAGTACCCTACTTCATAGTCTACACCAAGTCTTCTAGATCTAGCACCTGTACGTTCAAGTACAAAGTTATCCTCATCTAGTGAAGCATTCTCTGGAAAAGTTAAAGGGGAGGCCTCAGTAATGAGTCCTTTAACAAATGTGTAGTATTGTTTTTCCCCACTAAGAGCCATTAGTCTTCCTTAGTTTTCTTTACTTTTTCTTTTGTTTTTTCTACATAGGTAACTGCAGCAATATAAGCAGTACTAGAAGAAGTGTATTCACCAGAGAGAGCCTCAGGTAATTCACCCCCAGTAGTAAACTGAATCTTATATGCACCTCTACCTGTAGGAACTACTTTAACTTCTTTACCGTTAGCTGTCTCTAGTTTTTGCATTACTTTTTACCCATTTTCTTTTTAGCTGGTTTCTTTACTGCTTTTTTCTTTTCGCCATACTTTTCTTTATTCATAAAACTTGTATTTTTAGAATCCATCATTCCTTATTTCCTTCCATAGTTAGGGAACTTAATTCCTTTTGAAACTTTCCAAGCATCTTGACTCATTCTACGTTTTTGACTAATAGAGTGTTGTTCAGACTTAACATCAGCTACTTGTTTAAGTCTTGCAAAGCAAGCTGACTTAGACTCATTTAAAAGGTATGTAAACATTTGTACTGGTAAATCAGGTACAAAGTTATCTGATAACGTAAACGCTACAGAACGCTTACCTCTAGCTTGGGTTTTACTATTCTGTAATGTAGTATCTACTTCTGAATCAAAGCTATCAAATACAATAAAGTCATCATCAAATGAAGTAAAGTATTCTGGAGCTTTATCATTTCTAATATTTAATTCTATGTCTGTAGAATCTAATACTACTTGCACTGTAGATGAAGAAGAATCTCTAGGATTTACTAACTCTAAAAAACTTTCTGGATCTTTATAGTGAACTCTTTCATATCTATTTTTAGTATCACCAAGTTTTCTTTTATTGTACCTAATCCAATCTAAGTCAATAATAGTATCTGGTAGACGCATATGAGTAGGTCTATCAGTAGACCCACTAGCATCTAATTGAAACAACTCATAAAGAAATGGATAGTCTTTACCATCTACAATATTATAGTAAGAAGACTTAATAATTTGTGCTACTTGTAAAGATTCAGTAGTATCTGAAATACTATTTACCTCATCAGAATCCATATCTGATAAGATATCTTGAACCATTTGGAGTAAAGACATTTTAGCCATAATTATGATCCAGCATAAATTGCAGATAATTGGAGACTATAAACATTAACATCCCCTGAAGCTCCTAAATTAGTTACATAAACTTCAAAGTAGTCATTAGTAACACATTGAACATTTACTAATCCTGCTAAACTAGTTTTAACTCCAGACTGAGTAGTAGATACAGATCTACCACCTAGTAGACTACCATTTTTATAAATAGCTACTAATACATCTCTATTAGCCCCTGAAGTTTGATCTAAAGATACTCTATAAGAAATATGTAAAGCTACAGAAGGATTACCAGTGTATGTTAATCTTGCTGTAGTAGCCTCAGTAATAGCTGAAGCTATACCACTGGCTACTGTTGTTGGAGCTACTTTAGTAGCACTTGATGGGTAAGTAATAACACTTGGACTAGCTAGATCATAAAAAGTAACTTCTCCATGAGGTGCAGGAAGTAAACTAAAATTACCCAGACCATCTACCACAATTAAGTCACCTGAAGTACCATTTGTAGTTACTCCTGCTAATTGAGCAGGTTCAATCTTTTGCCAATCACCAGAGCCAGCACCATCTGCAACATAACATTCTTTAGAGGTAGCTGTCGAGACCCCTTTAGGTTCATGAAGATCTGCCTCGGCAATATTTTTATGTTGAATAGTCATTTTAAAACTTTCTTTAAAGAAAAAGGAGAGGCCTTAAATAGCCCCTCCTTCTCTAACTTAAGGAGCTATTAAGAGTTATAGATATACTCTACAACAACTCGACCAGCACCAGTTAACAAGTCATCTACAGTACCTGCAACTACTAGTTCACCTGCAGTAGCCCCAATTGTTTTACCAATTAAAGCACCAGCACCTGTAACTACAGCACCTTCTACAGCAATAGCTGTTTGAGTACCTTCAGCAGCAGTAACCAAGCCATCATTATCAATCTCTACACCAGCAGAAGTCTGTAGACCTACTGTCAAGTCTGTAGTAGTTGATGTTGAAGTAAAGGCTGTGTCAACAACTAATTTAGCACTAACAATAGTAGCACCTGCAGGAATAACAAACTGCAAGTTATTTGCACCAGCATCAGGAAGAGTGTTATAAGTAAACTCCCAGATAGCTGATTTTACAATACCATTTTTAGTACTTTGTTGTGAGCCATACTGACCTGTCGTATTACGAACACCGTAGCTATTCGCTACACCACGTTTTGCATCAATCTCTAATCCCATTAGAATTCCCCTTAATTAGTATGTAGAACCACTAGTTAAAATAACACCTAGTGTGTCCAAACGTTGAGCACCAAAACCAAAGCGAGAAGTCACTTGGAATTTATCAGCACGTTCTTCTTGGTCTCTCCAACCTTCTGTTTTAGGCATACGTCTCCATGCATGCATTACAGGTTTTGTAGAGTCATCAGCAATAGACATAAACACGTTGGCTACGTCACCAATCTCTGCTGTGTCATTTGCTAAACCATAAGATGAAGCGTTCAATGCTTCTGTAGCAGTTTTCACTGGTAAGAAGTTTGAAGTCCAGATATCGAAACCAAAGATGTTACGTACAAATTTATGGTCACGAGCAAAGCCATCAGTTACCATACCTTCAAACATTGGGTTGTTTGATACGTTTACCAAGTTTGTCAAGCTGTTGATAGAAGCTTCTACGATTGGGTCAACAATAGCAATACGACCACCTGCAGGTACATTAGCTTTATCAAAAGCCAACTTCATTGCAATAAAGTCTTCTAATGTCATGATACGGTTAGTTGCACCTGCACCACCAGCTACCCAACGGTGTGGACGACCATTCACTAAATTTACGTTAGCTGCTGTTTGTGCTGTACCACACACATTCAAGAACTTAGACTCATGGTTCTCACCAAGAGCACGTGTAGATTCCATTGCACGCATTGCCATCAATGAATCAATTTGTGAACCATCTTCACGCAATTCATCAGTTACTTTCCAAGCATCACCAACATAGTCAGTAATAGCTAAAGAAATAGTACCTGTGTCGATTGGACTAAAGGTTAATGGAACATCTTCAGCAGCATCCTGAATAGTTACAGTACCAACTGTTTTAATGTTTAGTGTAGTACCTGAACCGAAGTCAGATACGTCACGGTAGAGACTTTCTGGTAAAAGATAGTCATGAAGATTCTCAAGAATAAATTGAGAATACTGTTCTGCCTCGATAAAGGCTTGTGTATTTCCTGTATTTTGCATTTTTAATCCTTACTAAGATGTAGAAATTTTTTGTTTTACTTTTTCTCCAGCAGCTTTCCATGCATTCACTAAGTCTCTTGTAGAAGCACCTTTAGGTACTTTAGCAGAAAGTGTATTAGAAGAATTAGAATTATTAAACTGTTCCGTATTAACAGAACCAGTACTCTTTGTTGGTACTGTTTGTGTTGTTTTATCTAGTCCTGCTAACTTAAGTACAGCATTAGGCGATAAAGCTGCCAAGGAGTTAAGTTGTTGAACAGAGAGTCCAGCCTCTAGTGCTATATTATTGTAAACTTGTTCAGCATTATTACCGAATTTCTCAGTAAATTTAGAAGCTACAGTACTAGTGTTTGCTTCCATTGCTTTTTGTTTTTCTTTAGCAGATAGAGTTTGGTTAACAATCTGTTGTAATTTATCTTGGTCAATTTCTACAGCTTGAGGGGTATTCTCTTGTGTAAGACCAGACTTAATATCATCTAAAAGTTCAGCTGCCGTTTTACGTTTTGTAAGTTCTTCTTTTACTTGAGCTAATTCAGACTCTAAAGTTTGAATATGCTTTTGTGCATGAGGAACACTTTTTAAAGCGTCTTCTGGTGTTTGATACTTTTTACCACTACCAATAAAGTCAACAGCTTCTGTCGGAATCTGAAAACCTGTAGGTTGTGTACCTAAATTCTGAGTGTCGTTGGTACTCTGCTCAGTAAAAATTGTTGAATCAGTCACTACTATGCTCCTTGGTCAGGAATTAAACTACTAAGTTTTGTAAAAGCCTTCTGAAAACCTAATTGGAATGCCTGATATTCAGACCAACTAGGCTTTTCAAAATTCGATTCATCTAACATCTTTCTTTGAGAAAGTTCTATCTGTTCACCTAAGTACTTTTTTATTTCAATAAGTACTTGACTTTTAGATAATTCTTTAGCTTTTTCTGATTTTAGATCCATAAAACAATTATAACATACTTTATTCTATTTGTCAAGTACTTTATACTAAGTCTTCTTCTAATGGAGCAGCTGCTTCAATTTGTAGAGACATTTGAGCTTGTTGAGCTAGTCTTTGTGTTTCACTTTGTTCAGTAATAGCTACGTTCTCTTGAATAAAGTCAAATTGTTCAAAGCCCATGTACTCTTCTACTAGTCCAGCAAGACGTTTAGCAGAAATATGTGGAGCAATCATTTGTCCAATAGGACTATTAAATACACCTAACATGTTCTGCATTAATTGTGCCCTTGTAGCATAGTGTCTTGCGCCTACAGGACGTAATTTACCTTTACCTGTGATATCATCCTTAGTAATAGAAATAAAGTCTTGTACGCCTAAATCGTTATCAATAGTTTTAATAACTTCAGCTATATCTAAATAACGTCTAGCTATCTCTAACATAATATTAAGAACAGGTTCTAAGAACTCAATTTCAAACTTATTAACTTTATGTTGGAAGATTCGTCCAGCAGCATTCTGTAGTTGTTGCACTTCAAAAGCTGTTTTTTCTCCTGGACTTCTAATACCCATAGCTTCCCTAGGAGCACCAGCCATCTCTTCCATAATCATTAATAATGTACCAATCTCATTATTAACTTGGAAAGCTGCAGCATTAGGAGGCATCATCTCTACATCACCATCTTCTGGTAAGTGGATAGTTGCTTCTGGTGCCCATAGGAATGGTTCTACATCACCTTTAACTTTAATAGGTGGATGGATAGTCATATCTAAAGCATCTGCTTTTAAGTTCTCTAAGTGATCTACTCTATACTGTAAACCTACTAAGTTATCTAGAGGACCCATAGCATATAGGTTATCTGGTCTGTTTCTCCAGCCTACATGTGTCTTATTATCTTTACCCAACCAAGATGGATTCTCGATATCTCTAATAATATAAGATCTATCAATAATAGTAATAATTCTATTTTCTTTTAGAGTATCATTAATCTCGTCATAGATATCACCTTCAAACTCAAGAATCTCAATTAATCCTGATTGATAGTATTCTTGTAGAGTACCAAAGCCATCTACCATAAAGGCTTCTGCTTTGTTCACATCTTCCATTCTAAATGAAGTAATACTCTTACGAGTTTCTACAGCTTTTTTAAACATAGCTTCATCATAATTTAATGATGGGTTCTCTTTAATATCTCGTTTAAGTTCACCTAGTGTTTTAAGATACCTAGTAAACTTAGGACTGTCTTTAAAAGAAACAGCTGTAGGATTAAATACTACGTCAAATGGAGAGTTACGTAATAGTTTAGGACCACGATACAGTAATGTTTCTTCTCCTGTATTAGGGTCTACTCTTACCTCGTTAATAAATGTAACTTCACCAAAAGCGTTACCATAGTCAATGTAGTCATACAAAAGAGTAGAGATAGTCTCTCTAAACCCAGACTCTTTTAACTTAGTCTTCATGTAAGCTTCGATAGCTCGTCTTTTCTTAGCTGTTACATCATCTAAAGAACTACCTTCCCACTTTAGCCAGTTCTCATTAGGAAATAAAGCATCCATGTAATTAGCATGTAAGTTATCTCTAATTTGAGTTAGTTTAGGAATAGTAGTTTTATTCTTCCAAGGAAGTTTACTATTACTTGTAGTAGTAGTGTCTGTAGCAAAAAGATAGTTACGAAGTTCACGCCATTCTTTTTCTTTCTCATGACGTTGGATTCTCCATCTGTCGTATAGACTTGATAAAGACCTCGCTAAAGAATGTCTATCAATAATGTCTCTAATCTGTGCAACTTTACCTGCCATATTATTTCCTATCCTGAAATTCCACCAAACCTACTATGTGAATATACATTAGATCCTAGTGATAAACTACTAATTCTATTCTTAGGTATTACTGAAATAGAAATAGCACTTGCTAAAGCATCCTTAATATCATCATGAGGAGGGTGCCTCATAACTAACTCTTCTTCTAAGCTTTGGCAGTTACCCCCACGGTAGTGCCATACTTGTAAGTTATCATACTTTGGTTCTAATACTGCATTAATACGTTCGTCTTTATCACCAAGGTTTCTAGTAGGTCTAAACTCATCAATAGATAAAGCAATACCTTGAGGTTTAATATAAGACTCTTTTAGTTCTTTTACAATAGTTTGTTGAGCTACAGTAACTTCAGCTCTTAACTTTCTAAATCCCCATTTAGTATGAGCAGTTAGAATATGATTAAAATAATCTACAATCCTATCTGTTTTAAACCTATCTATTTCTAATACGTAGTAATTACCTAAACTATCTACACCTACTGTTACTAAAGCAGTAAAGTCAGCCTGTTTTCTTAATGAGAATGCAAAGTCAATTGCAGCATACACATTAAGCTTTCTATCTTTAATATACCAATCACCTTCTACGTTTTTAAGAAGTGATCTTTCATAATACTGAAACTTATCTACGTTTACTCTAGAGTTTTCTAAACTGTTTGGGTTGTTATAGTACTGTGAGTAGAACTGAGTAGTATCTACATACTTAGCTCTAATTCTAGCTAACTCTCTAGAGTCAAACCCAAAGGTTTTACCATCTGGTCTAGATTGTTTAGGCCATAAGAACTCACCATTAGTCTCAACAACTCTTTGGAATAGTTCATAAACCTCTTCTTCTGTTTCTAACTCTCCATCCTCACCATATAATGACTCTTTCATTTGAATCATTGTATTATAAATATCTTTTGGATGGTATCTAGTACCTACAACCCATTCATAAGCTCCTGGATTCTCAATAGAAGCTAGTTGTGAGTAGGCAGAAGCCACTTTATCTCTACCATCCTCAGTATAAGCGTTTCCAGGTACTACAATATCGTCAAGAACGACCACATCAGCATGGAAACCAGTAGTATTCCCATTAAGACCAGTAGCTTTACACGTAGCATCACGAATACCCTCTAGTTTTCTTTTAGGATGATCTACAGCAATCTCAGCAACAGCCCATTTCTCTCTTTTACCCTCTTCAGGGTGGATCATTTCAGGCCAATACCTTTTATAAATAGGACTATCTATAATTTGTTTAATAGCATACAGCTGTTTCTCTGCTAAGTCTGCAGTAGCTGATACATAAAGTATGGTAGTTTCTGGATGTTTAGTAATCCACCAAGCTGTCCTATAAGCAACTAGTTTACTTTTTAAATGCCCACGGGGAAGCAATACTAATTGGTTACTTTTAGCATCACTTCTATTCCACCACTGTATTAGTTCTTCATGTACTGAACCTAATAACAAATGGGGAGCTACTAACTTAATAAAAACACTTAAGTCAGCTTCAGCTGATTCTCTAATTGCTTGATATTTATCTTGCATTACCACTTAACCTTATCTGCCCAATATGCAGCAGACATTTTACCTTTAGAAATATTTTTAGCATGCCTTGCTTCAAATGATTTCTTACGGGCTTTCTCTTTAGCTGATGTAGGGTTAGCACCAGCTCCTTTAACACCTTGTTGTCCAAAACGAATAGTTTTAACTTTGTCACCTTCTTTAGCAACTACTACATGTGACTTAGTAGGGTGCCCAGGAGTTTTCTTAGGTTTATTATAACCACTAACTCCTGCTTTTTCTAATCTTGAATCTTTAGCCATTATGCTTTTCCTTTAACACGTTCAAAGGTTCTTAAACCACCTAGACCTAACATACCTGTTAATAACATCATTAAAGTATCGTTGTCAATCACAGGCATATCTGGGACTTCCCCACCTAATGCTCTAACTAACCAAGGGAAAATAGGTTGCACCACAAAGTTATAAGCTAGTCCTGCTACGCAAGTCCAACCCACCGCTGGTCTCCAGCCCCCACGAAACATATCAGTAGAGGCTTCTGCCTTGTTAATTTCCATTTGACCTAGAGCTAATTTCATATCTGCATCTAAGACAGATAACTCTCCCTTTTGAGCTAACTCTAGCATCTTGAGTTGAGCTTCTGCTTTAGCCTGTGGGTCTGGAATAAGTTTGTCAAGCAGTGTAGTAACTGCTGGAATTAATAGAGGTAACATTATTGATACTCCCAAATTACATTGTTAGGTAACCCATTACCACCAATACCAAAGTGAATAAAGTTTTTAGCAATCCCAATACGAGTCATTCCTACTGATAAGCCTAACTGTATTAGTTTAAATCTATCTGCCCCATTATCACAAAACACATCAGCACAATTACCTTGTGTATGCTCTCCATTAGAGTGTGTCTTTTTAGCCTCAGTAGGGTGCTTAACTGAACGAAACCCAGAAGTAATCTTCATTCCTTTACCATATACATTTCTAAGCTTCTGGAGCTTTTCCATAAACTCATGTTGCATATTATTCTCACCTGTAGCTTTACAATCAAACTCTTTTTTTGTAAAGTTTGGATATAAGTTCCAATCAGTTACTTTCATTTATTTCTCCGCAAGCTTATCTATTTTCTCTTCAAGCTTGTCAAAACGTTGGTGTACAATTGAAGTTACTTTGTCAAGGTCATCTCGTTTTACATACGTACCTGCAACTAACACTTCTATATGTTGCACTTTATCTGCTAGAGTAGAGTCGGCTTTTTGTAAAGCTTCAATAGATGCTTTTAAGTTATTCAAAATCCAACCCCCCATTGCTCCTACTACAGTAAATAAAATGTTAATAAAAGTTTGAGCATCCATTACTTATCCTTATGAGTTATTGTTTGTTATTCCCTCAGACACTCTTTGGTGCTGTTCTTACTAGAAGGGGATTGCTCCCCTCCTTACTACTTAGTTACCATTACCATTACCTTGGTACTTAATTGCAAGTAACTCTGCTGTTGCATTTGATAAAGCAAGTTTAGCATTATCAGTATCTAGTTGGCGAACCACACCTTCTAGATGACAAGCTTTCTCAGCAATAAGCGCTTTAATTTCACAGCAACATTCAGCAAGTTGCATAGAGAGTGAGTGTTGAGATGTAACTACTGCAAGATTATTTGCAGCTCCCACTTTTTCTACTGCTAGTAAATTAGCTGCCCCTATCTTTTCGGTAGCTAGAGAGTTTGCTGCTCCAATTTTTTCAATAGCTATCTGAGTATCTCCAGCACCTTTGTTAATATCTCGTACTAAATCAGCATAAGTGCCTAAATCAAACCCCATTCCCCAACCACGATTAAATCCATAGTCATGATTATGGTCAAAACTAACTACAGAAGGTACACCTGCATTGTTAACAACATCAGTCATTTTAGTTCTCCTTATTAAAATGAAATGCCAACATAGCATTTCCTGTTAAATTTTCTAAGGAGAGTCTAGCAGGAAGTGTTATATACTTACTGTACTATTGATTTTCTTCGGCTACTTCCTCAATTGGGTCAGGGATATTACCACCTTGAGATACGAAGTAAGCATCTGGGTTAGCAGCTACTTTAGCTTCAAACTCTTTGCGTTCCTGTGCGCTCTCGCGCTTGCCGTTAATCCATGCAGTAGCGATTACCAATAAAAATAATACGATTACGATTGCTTGCCATGTTGCCATGATGATTTCCTTTACGATTTATTAAAGAGGTTTTGTTGCCCAGACCACATCGGTCTCAACGTATGTCTTGGTAGACACATCCCAGAGATAACTTGGAGTAGGACTTGTAGTTGTGATGTCTAGCAGAGCTTGACGATACTCAGTCCACTCTTGCTGTTTCTCAGGAGATAGTTCATTCCATCTCAAAGGGTTGGTTACTAGCGGGTCAACTTCCGAAGAGAGCTTGCTATTGCGCCTTGCTCTTAGTCGGCTTAAAGCTGCCTCACCGAGAATATCAGGAGGAGGAGGAGGAGCAACGTAAGGTGCAATCACACCAAACTCCCCTGCCACACACCTAGCGAAAATCTCATGGGTATGCTCAGAGTCGCCTGAAGCCACAGCCCCGAAGGGCATGAAGTCTTCTGATAGTTCTGGGAAGAGAACCTCACAGGCGATTGTGGTGTTCTCTGGGTTAGCCCATTGAGGGCTGCGTACTTCTGTGTATTTCATAGTGTTCCTTTTAGTTAGCTAATACGAACCCAAAGAGCATTTGAAGCAAGCTGTCCGAAGGTAGTAGACTCTGAATTTGTTGGAGTTAGGCTTCTCCATGTGCCAACGTTTACGAGATTTGAAGCAATCTGTCTGTAGCCCATATATACAAAAGGATCACCTTGGTCTGGATAAAACTGAATAAAAGTAGCTGCGGAGGCCAAGAAGAAACCTGCGGACGCGCTATAAAGAGAAGAACCTGCAATAGTGGTATTAGCACCATACGCAGTTGTATTAGCTGGTCTGCCGATGATGTAACTACCAATAGCATATAAATTGGTATCAACCACAGCACCAGTCTGTCCATTGATAGAAGTTACCCCCCCACCAGAAGTAGGAGGTGAACTCACCCAAGTAGTACCATTAGATGTTAAAACATTACCACTTGTACTAGGAGCAACTGCTTGTACTGCTGATGTACCATTACCTAATAATACATTATTGGCAGTTAAAGTAGCAGCTCCTGTACCCCCATTTGCTACAGGAAGAGTTCCTGTTACATTAGTAGTTAGGCTAATAGAAGACCATGATGTATTAGTACCATCAGTTACAAGAGCTTTGTTTGCATTAGTAGTTTGGGATGGGAGTAAGTTATTAATAGCAGTCTGAGCTGTAGAAGCTCCAGTACCACCATCAGCAATAGCTAAATCTGTAATCCCTGTAATAGAACCTCCAGATATAGTCACATTGTTTGCATTCTGTGTGGCTATGGTACCTAGCTGTGAGGTGACATAAGCTGAAATCTGAGAACCAGTAACTTTCTTAGAAGTCCCTGATTCGTTAACTTCAAGCTCTTGAGTACCACTAACTGCAGATGCAGCGGGTAGACCTGATATTTTTACGTCTGCCATTTAAATGACCCTTTTCCAAATATTATTTTCTTTTTTGTAAGCTGATATAGGACTTACCCAGTTACCATTATACTTAACAAAAACTTCTGCTTCTTCCCAAATTCCATTAAACTTTACATAGTATATAGATGAAAATGGCCTTACTAAAGAGGAAGCTACTAAACTACCATATGCTGCATTTACTATAGAGTCACTTGTAACACGTTGGTCTCCAGACTCAGTAACTCTATTATTACCATCTTCAGTTATACGAGGTAAACTTTGAATTAAACTTTGAAACTGTCCATATAAAATTAGGGCCACTATACTACCCTTTTCCAAAAGTTATTTGTTTTTCTATACCCAGTAGTTACAAGCTTCCATGTACCATCATGTTTAGCATAAATAGTAACTACTCTCCAAGAGTTATTAAACTTAACATACTGTGTACCTTCAAACTCTATATAAGTATCTGTTAAAGTTTGGCTACTTACCCCACTAACATCTAATTTACCATTTAAGGTAAAGTTAAATACAGGTGAAAAAGAACCTGTAGCTGTTTTAACTGCCAATCCATAAACAGTTAAAGAACTTGCTGATGCCAGAGTACTTCCACTTTGCAAAGAGGTAGACCCTACCATGTCAGACCTTGAAACTAACTCTAGAGTACCAACTCCTTGAGTATTCAAACTACCTTTTACTTTACCTACTGCAGCTACAGCAAACGATCCTGTACTTACTAATTCTATTCTGCCTGACAGAATATTCTCACCTACAAGCATAACACTAGCAGGTGCTGTAGCTTCAAACTTCCCACTAAGAATTAGTTTAGGAGTAGCTTGCTCAAAACCAGTAGCACTTTCAGCTAACTCACCAAAAAATACATTACCTGAGTTAGCACTAAATGTACTGTCATTAGCTAATTCTACTAAACCAAACTTAGTAAGGGTACCTACTAAAGAAACAGATCCTTCACCTAATAAATCAAGTATCCCTACTCTATTTACTTTAGGTGTTATGGATACTGAACCTACAGCAGAAACTTCTAAGATACCTATAGCCGTAACTAATGGTACTACAGACAAACTACCAGTAGAAACTAAACTAGCTTCAGCACTGATAAATTGTTCTGTAATACGGTATATGGATGCTTCTGTTATTCTATAGGAACCATCCTCGGTTATGCGATACCCATCAGCCATTTATTAAGCTAAAGTTAGGTCAATGTTACCAATAGAAAATTCTAATGTATCACCATCACCTACAGTTTTAGATGCAGTCATAGCGCCATGCCATAGTAAGTTCCCTGCAGTAGATGCATCAAAAATACCTACATGAGTTACTGTACCAAATGAACCACCTGAAGCAGTGAAAGTAACTGCTCCTGTATTTGAAGTAGTTCCACCTGGTGTAGCTGCAGCATCAAATGCTACTGCCTGACGTGAATAACCTGAACCTGAAACTTCTGTACCACCACCTGAATCACTTGGAGCTGCTGTATATAAAGCTACATACCAAGCTGTTGGACGTGTGGCTGTACCACTAGTCATTAACCAATCAAGTAATAGTTTTTCTGCGTGATCTGATAAAGCTGCCATTGTATTTTCCTTTATTTTAAATTAAGTTGTTACTTTAAACCAAATATCACCATCAGAACCACCAGTAGGATTCTCAGTACTTATGGTAACTCTTTGAGTAATAGTTAGGTATTCATTATAGATATCTTGCATTTCTTGAAGGAGGTCTACACCATTAACTTCAACAGCACCAGCATTAAGAATACTATAACCATTTAAGTCAATGTCTTGTTCTACTTGATTAGCTTCACCTGATGTGTTATCACGGTAGAGAACCTTATTCTGAAACTCAGCTTCAATAGAACGAAGTGCTGTGTTTAACTGCTCAGTTGTAGCATAACCTGAAGTAATAGCAGGTAGTGTGATCTTTGCCATTATTTAGCTTTCCTTTTTTTACTATTAGCTTCTTTTTTAAGATTAGCTTTTGCTGATATAGGTTTAATATTACCTTTAGAGTTATTACGAGGATTAGAGTCTACATGATCTGCATGTCTAGGATCTCCTACCTTTAACCCTGCTTTACGTCTTGCTTTGTTACGAGAGTTACGATCCTCACCACGAGTATCCCCATTCTTTTTTTCCCACTCTCGTTCTGCTTTGTAATCTCTTTTTCCATTTTTCATGAATGGCATAGTAAGTCCTTACGGGTACAGATAGTCTGGACCATTAGTTTGATAGTATAATCTCATTAGATCCCCAAGAGATCTTTTAGTAGAAACTAAATCAGTTTGTAGAGCAACACGTAATCCATCATTGTATTGAGTAGGATAACCTTTAGTTACACAGTAAGCTCTAAATGTATCTTGCTCTGGGAACTTCATCATAGTCATAACTACTTACCTCCATTTACTACAGTTAGACCTAATCGTTCCATATCAGCTTCTAACTCTTTAATAACTCCTGCTTCTTGTTTCTTATGTCTAGCTAACTCTTCTTTAGAAGGTCTTCCTCTCTGAGGAGCATAACCTTTATCAGCTAGGTACTTAGCAGCATTAAATCCTTTAGCATCATCTGTTAGAGAAGCATTCATAACAGCTTTCATAGCTTTAGCTTTAATCTTAATATCTAACTCATCCTTCCAAGTAGATATCTCAGAAGTAATAGCTCTGTTACCATCTTGTGATAACTTAACCCAATGATCCCAAGAGTTAAACATATCCATAGCAAATTCATATTCAAAACCAGGAACATGATCATAGCTAAGATATATTCTTTTTAAAGAAGGATAGATAATTCCATCTTTAGTAAGATCATAATCTTTAATCGTAAAAATAGGATCAAGAATAGTTTCTCGATCCCTATTAAGAAAAGCATATTCCCAGAATAAACTCTGGGTTCTGTATCTTCCTTGATTATCTTTTAAATCAGAGAAGTTATAAGTTTTAATTTTAGAAGTACTCATATAACAAGTATAACACAAATAAAATAATTTGTCAAGTTATATTTAACTTATTTTAGAAGAAAGTTATATTTATTTTTAAAGAAGAGATTTATATCTAAGATATGATTTAGAGTGTAAACTATAAATAGAATTACCACCGTTTAATCACTTGTGATATAATATTTGTTATAATATATTTTTTATTAGTTATTAGTAATGTTTTTTAATTTGTTTTACTAATACAAATATTGTATCATATTTTTAAATAAAAGTCAATAGGTAAATGAAGAAAATATAAAATATATTTTAATATACCCAATAGAGCGATAGCGAAGGGTGGTCATAACCACACTGAGCGTCTATTTAATATTATTTAATACTATACTCCTGTATTGAGAATTTCTATGAGATAAAATTTAGTTGAAGTGCACTCTATAAACCTAGCACTAAACCCCCTTATACCCCTAGCCTAGCTACTAGCTACCACACTCAAGTGTATATAAGTACCTCTAGCTGCTAGTGCAGTACAAAGTAAACTACTAAGTGTTGTATTTATACCACAAGTGAATGGGTTTGTTGTAATAAAACTACACATACATTACCACATACTATACCACATATATCTTATTGATTCTATTACACATTAACTATTATACCACAATATATTGTATCTCTATTTATATATACCACAATATGTAGTACATATATAATCTTAAGAGTACTCAAAAGCCTCGCTACGCTCGCTCGTACTCTAACATATATTACTTAGTATTAACTGTTCTTTAACTCACGTTGTTCGTCATTCGTTCGTTCATCCTTCACTCACTTAACTATTGTCTAGACGCTTCGTTGTCACTTCGCTGAACTTACTTGCTTTATACACACACACGAAACCACTTCGTTATGCGAATTATACAGCTAACAGATTATAAAGCGTAAATGACTATTTGCTTCGCAAATTTTAATTGATTGGAAATCAATCAATTAAACCGCAAGTTTTAAATCTGCTTTACATCATGATAACTATTAATGATTCTCTATCTCTCAAACTAATAAGTTTAGAGATCAGATTTAAAATCATTGACCCTTTAGAATCTGTCCGTGTCGAGGACGCATTACGGGCGTAGTCCCGCGTCTGTTTATTAACTAAAGGATAACACAATGGATATCAATTTCTTTATAGCTCTAGATCAACTAGAGTACATGTATCTCATCTCTTATTACTACGGAGAACAAGTATCATGAAAGATTTAAAAGATTGTAAAGTACATACTACTTCTTACAACAAACATTTACTAATCATTGCTATACTATGGATTATAGTAATGACTCTTGATTTCTACACCGTTTGATAGTCGGTCACTACTATCTACTTTTTATTATATATTAGGAGTTTTAAAATGACTAAATCTACACCAGCAGTTCAATATACTTTCGACGGTCTTTTATCAGGTCGTCACGGTGATGCACTGAAAGCACTAACACTAACCTCAGTCAACTTTGAGATTAGTCG